CTAAATAAGTCGTTGATTGTTGTGTAGTATATGATGGAAAATCATCATCATCATATTGATCTGGAAATAATTTAGACACTACTTTTGAGCCAATATTACTAATATGCTCGAAATGTTCTATGATCCCTTGAACCGCTCGAATCAGGCTACTTTGCAAAGCATCATAGTTAACAGACACCAAGTCTGTCAAAATCATAGCACTCAAAGCTACAATATTAGTAATATTCTGATTACACTTCTGTGAAACCAGATAGGCGAAACTTAAAAGTTTGATGATAGTAGTCAAGAGTTTAGAACTCATTTGACCTACTATAGACTTAACACGATCGACCATTGAAGAGAAGAAATCGACAATATTGTCGATTTTACTACTTGTTGATTTGATACTATCAAATACCTCTGGTATAGTATCAATTATAGACTTAACATCGCCTTGGACATTGTCAAAAAATAAATCAGCTTTATCAGCTAATTTATTATATTTGACTGCTGTCTCTTTGACGATCTTTCTCTCTTCATCGAACACTTGGGCTCTATATTTAACCTTATCGTGTTGTTTGATAGTCATACTTGTTGCACTAGTTCTTATATTGTGCAACTTGAAAAGTTTGAGCAATTTAATAAAATCTGCTCGTGAATTGGTCTTATAAGTTTTATCAAACTTATCCCCCAAAACACGAACAACACTGCTGAGGTATTTATGTTGCTCACCTTTTCTGAATCGATTAAAGATGCTAAACAATTTTTGCAGATCGATTCGATCATTACTGCAAATTTGTTCTACTGTTAATGGTTTTTCTTGAACTATACTCAATAGTTCATCCATCTTAGCATCTTTTATTGCTTGATACACTTGTTGTTTACCCCTATTTAAAATCTTATTAGGGATATCTATTTGATGTTGACGACAAGTGTCTATAAAATAACGATAATTTTTATCGTTATAATCAAGCACAACAGACTTTTGTGGCATTAAAATACGTATCATATTACGTATTTTTAATGGATCTTTAATTTCATCAGATAACTGACGAAAATTAATATAATCTTGAATTGCCACTTTATACTTTAACTTCTTCTCACGTTCGTTCACGTGAGCTAGAAAAGAATCATTTAACGCAATTTCAGGTAGCGTTCCACCTTGTTTAGCAGCTTTAGGTTCTGCAATAACCTCACCTCCAGTGTGTAAATTCAAGCCGAGGTTGCCCTCCAAGTGAAC